AATAATTGTTCTGTTGAACATAGCTATTGCCTCTTGGTAGGTAATATTACCTTTAGCGTAATCCTTAAGGATAACTTTAATAGAAGGCTTAAGAGAGTCGTAGAAACTCTTAGAGTCAGGAACTATTTGATTAATCTTACCAAGAACAAGAGATGTAAATACACCCCATTTAGCAGCCTCATCATCATCTAATCCATTTGCCTTAGCCATATCCGTCATATCTGACATCATGGTTAAAGATGTTAGAATAGGACCTCCTGCAATACCCGTAAGAGCATACGCTCCTAAACTACCAATACCTGCTGTTGTGTTCATCCAAAACTGCTGAACCCCTGAAAGACCTTCCATGTCTTGAGGTTGGTAGCCGTTCATATCTTTAATCAACTCGTCTACATATGCAGATAAACCATCAAATATAAAAGTCTCATCACCTAAGGCATCGGCAATATTATCAGGCACTTTACCTATCTTAGCAAGTGTAGATAGTCCCGATACAAATAGGTTGCTACCTCCGTATAAAGCAGTGTAGAAGAAAGAGGTGAAGAAATCCTCTGATCTCATTCTCTCCTCAGCTATCTTCTGATTTTTCTTTTCGTTCTCATCCTCCTCTCTAAGATCCTCCATTGCATTCTTTTGATAGAATGTTGTCTGAGTGTTCTGTAGATTACCTAGCTTCTCACCAAGTCTTGTTAACTCGTTAAGGTTCTCTGGAGTCGCTCCTGTAGCCTCTGCTGCACTTGCGATTTGATCCTTAGCTAAATTGATCTTAAGCACTGCATCGCTCAGTTTAACTTGATCGCTCTGCTTAATTTTAGCAGAAGGGTTTATATTACCGTTCTCATCTAATGCACCAATAGACTTAAGAATCTCAAATTGAGATCCCACCACTTCCATTGGCTTTTTTGATAATTTTTGATACGCAGTTCCGTCTACAGTATTTGAGAGAGTCTGATACTTCACCTGCAAATAACGCATGGTTGTATTGACAGCCTGACTACGAATATTCATAATAGCTCTCTTCTCAGCATCACTTAATTCCTTTACAGGAATTGTTTGGAAACCAGCTGTCTTTCTTTTATAGTAATCGTAGGTAGACAACATATCAGCTGCTGCCTTCTCATGATTTGTATTTCTTAAATAAGCAGCGTAGTCTTGTATATTTTGTTCGTATACATTTAATAGCGCCTGATTTAAACTCTCCTTCTGCTTGTACAATTTCATCTTCTCTTCATAAGACATTTTAGGTTGAGAATCTAAAATTTTATCGATGCCATCTAATTCTGATTGGATATCGTATGGAGTTCTTATCTGAGTACTGTACGCATCTTTATAACCATTCTTATGGAGATCTTTGAAATCTGCATTAGCCTGTTTGTTACTTATAGTATCAAGAGCTATTTCTAATTCTGATCCCCCTTCGTTTGGTGCAAATTTGCTGTCCTTAATCTTATTATAAATAGCTTGATTTGCAGGGTTAGCTAAAAATTCACTCTTATATCTTTTACCTTCTTTACCTGTAATAAGAGATTGAGTATCTTCCATTTCAGATCTAAGTTCCTTAGCCTTTTCCTCTTCCCATCTATTTAAAAAAGCTTTTGATCCTACTTTAGATAAATTATACCTTTCTAGTTCTGTCAAATCATTGGCATCGCCCAACTCTAATTCGCCTGTTTCAGGGTTTGTAGTAAGAAAATCTATAGAAGCTCTTTTGTTCTTTTCTTCTTTTTTTTGTTCTTGCTCTGTTACAACTTCGTTATCCTCTTTTGTATGAACGTATGATGGAAATGCTAATTGTCTTGGACCTTTAACAAAACCTTCTTCTGGCATCTGAGATTCAAACATTTTTTGTGCTTGAGCCTCTTCTTCAGTTGCATTTGGATCAATATTGTTGATGAAATCCTCAGTATCGTATTCCTTTTCTTCTTGCCAAGGGCGGCCAACTTCTTTATTAATGATATTATTCCACAGGCTCTCCGCTGCGTTATACAGATTAGAGGATTTTAATTTGCCAATTATAGTATTAGAAACAGGAATTTCACGATCTTTATTATCTCCACTGATGATAGTAGGCTCCATTATTTGGTCCTGCGTAAAACCACCAAAGGCACGGTCTGCAATTTCTTTTGCAGCTGGATTACCTGCCGTCTCTAAATAGTTTTGATAACCTTGTTTATTACCCTCTCTTTGTAATTGAATAAGATCCTTAAAGGCATCAGAGTTTTTTAATTGAACAGTGTAAGGATTTTTAGCGATGATATTAGAATAATCTTCGCTTCTCTTATCCATTGAACGAACCTTGCCATTCTCGTATATAAAAGCCTTATCACTTGCTGAACTTGGAGTATATGTTATAACAGGCACCTCAAATGCAGTATCTTGCTTCTTCCTTTTGAATGCAGTTCCTGCAACAGCATTAGCGTCAGTTACAATCTTATTTGCTTTATTAGCATCTGGCTCTTTCTCAGAAATAACACTACCTACTACAGTAGTTTTGTCTAAGTTGTTAACATCTGTATTTGGAGTTTGAGCTGCCTGTGTTTCTAAAACTTGCTTTTCAATAGGCTTCTCAGGAGCCATAAGCTCAGGAGTTTCAGGCATCTCAGGAGCTTCGGGAGGAGCCTGCAAATCAGTAACAGGCATTTCAGGTTTTTGATTTACCTCTTTCTTCTTCTTGTATATAATTTGACCAGTCTTTTTATTAAACCAGTGATCTCCTCGATCCTCAAATCCTTGTTTGATAAATGCCTCGTCAGCACCTAGCTCACGGCCTGTTGAAGGCTCTACATTAACACCAGCCGTCTCTGTTGGCTCTATAGTCGCTGATGGCTGCTCTGTAGGCTGAGATGATTCGTCCTCGCCACGCTTTTTTTTTTTAGGAATGTCGTAGGCGTTAATGTCTTTCCCAAATTTGGTCATGACTTCATCTAAACGATTTAAAAAGTTAGCGTCTTTTAGCTTTGCATTAAAAGTTTCATAGTCATCTTTTACATTAATAAGAGGATTGCCCTTTAACTCATCGTATAGATCTTTCGTGCTAGCCATTCGTAGATTTTTTTTTATAGTTTAACAAAGATAATAATAAAACTCTATGTTTTACACCTTGTTATAAATCTGTAACTAAACCTGTCTTTCTATTGAATATGTTATTTACAGTACCCCAAGGATCGCTCATAGCTTTAGAGTCTAATGTTCCTTTTGGAGTAGCTTCATCAAAAGTAATTAACAGTTGTTTAGCATTTTGTATAGAATTATTAGTTACATCGGTTTGACTACCGTAAGCATCTTTAGATTTAGGGTATATCAACACTTTTGCCGTGTTACCTGATCCACTATCAATATTTGCCCAGCCATTCCCATCTTGGTCCCATATAATACCACTTGGTCTACCTGTAACTTCTTTATTATCTATAGTTCTGTATTTACCTTGGTCTGGTCTCCAGTTTTTATCTTTTGCTTGTTTATCTGTCCACACCCAATCTAATTGAATTTTAGAGTAAGGATTGGTTATATCTTCAAATCTCCAAAGATCTTCAAGCTTAACGTAATTCTGATTACCACGTTTTTCTATTGCTGCTCCTGTAGTTCTTACGGCATCATCACTAACATCTATTGGCATCATTATTACTCCACCAACATTTTCAGGAGTCCCGATTTTATTAAATTGATAACCAACATTACCTGCTCCTGCAATAGCTGCATTACCTGTATTTGTTTGATTGGCACCACCTGTATTATTGCTAATATTAATTTGCCATTGACTTCTTAGCTGATCACTCTCGCTTGCAGTTAGGGCTATTTGATCTTTAACTTGATCCATCAAATACTCATCGTAAGAATTAAATTTATCAAATTCAGGATCTAAAATTCCATTTTTTTGTTTAAAATCATACAACTTCTCTTCCAATTTAGAAGCCTCACTATTTTTAGCTACTTGAAATATATCTTGAACCTTATCATCAGGAATTGAGTTTTTGATTGTGATTTTATCAAACTTATTTAATTTTCCTATATCTACTATATCTTTATTTTTAGCAGTGGCATTTACAGTAGCAGCTACAGCTTTTGGTAGATCAGGAGCTTTAGCAAGAAGATCTTTATTCTCTCTATAATCTGTAACGATTGCATCTACATCAGCTGGTGTTTTAGCTTCACCTACCTTTTTAACATAATAATTGTAAGCATCATTATCAGCACCTTTAACAGCCTCAATCTCATTAATGTTTTGCTCATAACCCTTCATCTCATTTGAGAATTTATTAAGGCCAGCAATCTCTTCAGCAAAGGCTGATCCCTCTGGAGTAGTTGCATCCCAAATTGGGATACCTGCCGCAGCCATCTTGCTATATGTATCACGGATTTGGTTTGCCTTATTCTCTATGGCACCATTTAAAACTCCCTCTGTAGTCCATGTTGGTTTAACAGCAAGAGCAGCATCATTCTTAGTCTTTAAATCTTTTTTAGCCTGTACGCCTGCCTTTAAAGCAGCAGCTTTATTAGCAGCTTGAGCATCTATTTTCCCTCCAAAATCAACTGGTTGATATACGTAAGGACTCGGTATTCTAGCGTTTGTTTCTAAAGCCATTATTAGAAATATTGGGGATATTGTGATTTGTATAACTTATATGTTGCATCTGTCTCAGGAAGGCCTTCTATTGCTTTTAAAACTGCTTCCTTACTGAGATTCATGCTTTTAAGAGTAGCAGCCTGAGTGGTTAAATCTCCTACAGAATTAGCTGCAATTGAGGATCCAATAGTATCAAAACCTGAGGCTATACCACCACCAATGTTTTGATTACCTGCTAGTAGTAGTTCTTTTACATCTCCTTGCATTTCTTTATAAGGCCCTAATTTATTAATCTGAAAAGCTTGATCTGCATAGCCTTGCAATCCACTAACTCCTTGCAAGTAGTTTTGGAGAAGACCTTGCTTAGTCATAGCTCCTTGGCCAATAATATCAGCATAGGACTGATTAGCATTAGCGTTAACACCAACTAAGGCTCCAAGACCTGCTGCTCCAGAAGGTGCCATATTAGCTATGTTCTGAGTGGTATTAGCCACGTTCTGATTAACAGCCTGTAGTTGTTGAGTTAACCCAGGAGCCTCGCCTTGAGCAAGGTTTAATTGACCTGCAACGCCTCTCTTAGCAAAATCAAAATCATACGTAGGTTGAGGTCCAAGTTTCTTCTGAAGATTCTTAGCTTGTATTTGTTGGTATGCTCCGTAGCCTATCTGGCCTGCGGCCTGTATTGCTCCTAATAGTGCTAAACTCATGTCAATATAAATTTAAAGTTCAAATATACAAAAAAATTACTGAATTATTGGTTCTGACGCTGCGAAGTTAACACCAACATTCATAAGTATTTTTTTAACGCTTGTATCAGAGTTTGTTAGAGTGTGTTTTAATACGTATCCTCTAAGCTCTCTACCATTCATTCTCGCCTCTAGAGGAGAGGTAAAAGCAGGATCGTTTAAATCTCTGAAATATCTTGAGACGTAGTACCCCTCTTGATTTTTAAGAACTGCTGAAGGAATATTACTCGACATGCCCAATGGATATGTTTGATTCGCAGGAACAGATACCTGTACATAAAATGGGTAGTTAGCCTGTTGCAAGTGAGTGTAGAATCTTTTCACAACCGTTGGATTATCATTAAATACAAAGTCTAATTGTTGGGTTCTAACTAAACCTAAAAAAGTTAATTCTGAGCCAAAATTCTCTTCATATAACTCTCCAAATGTAAATATATTTCCACCTCCCGTAGAGTAAGCTCTGTTACCTAATTGAGTGGCAAAAGCAACGCCATGTTGAAGACGAGTAATCCATCTATTTCTCTCATAGGAATAAGACATACCTTCTCCAGAAGTTTCTTCAAAATCACCGTAGTAATAGAGCGAAACACCTGGACCTGTCTCATTGTCAAAACCTATTGGAGGATTAGAGATTAATACTTGAGTAGATCCCGTTTTTGCATTATATGATACTGATGATATTACAAAAGAACCGTTATTTTCAGGATTGCTAGATCCATCTATAAAAATAGTGTCACCTGAAGATAATACACTTGTGTAATTGCCAACTAAGATTATTTGGTTTGGCTTAGTCATGGCAAAAACAGATATCTCATTTTGTGTAGGGAGGTTACTAGAAACTTTATCGCTTACATAAAATGTATATTCGTTATTATTACGGTTGATGTGAGACCAGATATTAGCGTTGTTATAACCTCCGTAAATATTATTTATTCTTGCCGTTAAATCACGTACCCCTTTTGAAAACTTCTTGTCTTGTTCACATATGTTAATAACTCCACCTGCTGTTACTACTGCAAATGCAGAATTGTAATAATCATAGAAGAATACATTATTCTCTACACGAGAAACTGATCCTGCGTGTATTGTACCGTAGTCATCATCGTGAGGTCGAATACCTGCAAATGTCTTATCAGAGAGGATTACATTGTTCGTTCCATCTCCATTAAGAGCAAATGCCTTTTGTATATACACAGAGGTAATCTTTCTGTCTTGGAATGATTTTAATATATCTCCTACTTGAATCAATTTATTAATACCACCCTGCTCTTCTTTAAGAGCTACATTATTAAAGAACTCAACTCGGCTCAGTCCGTTTATTTGAGTATTATCAATAAATGCATTGGTGTGATATATAGAAGATTTTAAATGCTGTCTCTTAGCAAATGGAGAATATAGAGCAATACGCCCTTTGTTATTCCAATTAGAAATATAGTAGTCAGAGTAGTGAGGATCTTCGCAGAACCAAGATCCTAAATTATCATTGGCATCTCCAATATTCTCTAGATCTCCCGTATAAGTATACCCTGTTGCCATAATACGTTGACGTATATAAACGTCACCACAATCAAGATTTAATTCAGCATTAGTTATATTTAATACTTGATTTGTATCACCTCCATGTACACGATCTTCCGTATGAGCATTTAATATTGGAAACTCTATGCCTGTCTCAAACCAAGGATCATTCTCACTTTGTTTTTTAGGAGTGTAAATCTCAATCTGAAACCCTCCGCTTACTAAAGTCTTATTTGTATTTTCTCCTGTGTACTGTAAATAATCACCAAGTAAATTAGAGTCAAAATAATTTACCGTAATCATCTCTTCTCCTTCAGGCCCACCTGCTGGATCGTATAGCATGACATTCAGCTCTTGAATTTTGTTAATATCATCTGTTACATATTCAGGGTAATAATGGTAATTGTCATAATCAACTAATCCGTTAAATACCTTAACCTGTAACCCTTCGATATCTAAAGTTGCTGTTGGTGAATACACTGGGCCAATAGGTTCATTACCTACTTTTAAATAAAATTTAATTTGATCTCCAGCGGTTAAAGAAAAATACTGTTGGCTATTTACATTAAAAGTAATAGGTGATGTTGGGTATGCAAAACCATAAGGAGCAGCTATTTGAGTAAAAGCTCCACCATTTATAGTTATTCCTGGTATGAGAGTTACAGAATTTGGATCTGCATATCCGCTTTCCCAAGTTAATAGCAATTGACCTAAAAAACTAAAATTGTAATTGTCTGTTGCAGGTACTGTATATATACCTGTTACAGGATTAAAATCAGATCCAGGATCAAAAGCTTCTGTTAAATAAGTTGCCAAATCAAATAGATACGTGCTTGATGTTGCTTGACTTGTAGTTATTATATCATTACCAATAGCTAATAAAACCTCATTTTTTTCTTTTTCAAACAAAGCTCTTTTTCTAACAAAACGAACTAGATCTCTTTGAGATGGAGTTTGATTTATTGAAGCACCTATGAATTGTCCATTATCATCTGACTTATAATAATTTTCTAAAATTAAAGATATTGTATTGTCAGGATTATAAATAATTGATTTAACAGAACGCTGTTGGAAATTAGCAATATTTGTAGATGGTTTATATAATATTTGATAATTTGTTGCCCATACAGGTGGTTGAAAATCATTAGCTATTTCCAATAACATCTGAGTATAATAAGGCTGTCTATTAAATCCTAAATTGTTATTTAAGTTATTATCAGATAGATCTGTATTAAAAGGATTATATACTTCCCCTGCTGGAATTAATACGGCTGTTCCGTCACGATTTGCTCTATCGTAATATTGAATTGCAAATTCATGACTAGCACCAGTTTTAAAAGTTCTTGTGGATTTATTGTTTCTTAAAACTGTTATTTTTGAATTATAAGAAGTTGTGTTAGACGTGTCTAATTGTTGCTCCGTCTGGCTAAACCAAGTTTTTGCCGTCAGCTGTAATGTATCCCATGAAATAGTATTACTTCCTATTACTATAGTATTTGCTGGAACAACCAACGCGTTAACCCCATTTTCAGCTAAGAAATCAATTAACAAAGTATTTACATAAGCTATTTTGGATAAATCTGTACCATACAATGCGCCATCTATTTCTGGCACCGTAAAGTATAAAGCAGGATCTGGTAAGACTGTATTATTTAAATACGAATCTAAATCTTTTAACTGAATAATAATAGTGTCTCCAGGTTCAAATCTATACTTTACAAAATCATCCCCATCGTAATTACATAAACTAATTACCTGAGATCGATACCCTAAACTTATATAAGCATTTATAAAATCAGCTAAAGGAGTTGTAAATGCCGTATCTTCAATTGCGAATCTGTCAATAGTAAATTGAAAGTCACTTGTGCTAACTTCAGGCTTGTCGTAACCTTCTACGTAATTACCTATTGCGAACTCATTAGATGGCAAGTATTCAATTGCTTTTGCTACTTGAGGTATTAGGTCGTAGTTTCTCTCAGAGTTGCTTATTGCAGGCCCTGAGGTCTCGTTTTTGAATGTTATGGTCTCAGTATCTTCATTATCCCACCCCTCTTCTAATTTGTCATACTCTTTGTATAAGAAAAATTCGCCTGTATTTCCAATGCGGTATGCCACGCGAATCAATCTCACAATAGAGGATCCTGTGCTTATATCTAATTTAATAGTATTATCTATAAAGGGATCAATATTTACTGTTTGAGAGATGTATTCCCCACTTGGAGGAAGTGCCATAATTGATATTGGAGACCATGCGGATTCTTCGTTATCGTCATAGATATATTGGTAACGGAACTGAAATAATTTATTCTTTAGGTTATTTGCAGTCTCAGTAGTATCGGTAAAATATTCTGGCTCAGGAGAAAATAGAGGAGGGTGTTTGATCCAATCTAAATTATCAAAAGTAATTTCAGAATAACCATTAGGATCTGTACCGCCTGATTCAGTGTATAGAATTGCCTTCTCAATATTAATTTTTCGAGGAGGATTGAAATCATTTCCTTCGTATGAGTTAAAATAATTATCGGTCCAATACAGCAAGTTATTAACAACCGCTGAGTGATAAATAGGATAATCTAATTTAAAATTAAGGATAGAACTCTCAAGTATCTTTGTATACGATAAATCTTGAGTGCTGTATCTCCAAATCGTGTGGTAATCTAAATCATTCCACACAAAGAGAATTAAGTTGCCACTTGTATTCGCTTCCTTTCCTTCGGTATCCTCACAGGCACCGATAACAATATTAATTCCAATAGGCAAATTGTTATTGGTTCTTAATAAGTTACCAGTCATTGACTGTAAAGCTCCCTCATCTGAAGTGTTAATACCATAGTTTCTAGAGTAAAAAGCATCTCTAAAATCTGTATTTGGTATTAAGCGGTCCTCATCATCGGTATTTATACCTCCGTAAAAAAAGTTTGACTGTGAGTACATATCTTATCGTAGTTTTAATCCAGGAGCTGAGTAGTATGCATCAAGTAATTCATCAATAGTATTACCTTGAGACATCGCTGCATCTGCCATAGACTCGGTATAAATTCTCTCTCTGTTTACAGTGTTTACAGGATATTTCTGTGGTTCAAATTCTGCTAATTGCCATATGATATAATTCCTCATTGGCTCGATATAGTAGTGAGGGACAAGAGTCTGAGAGTTAATATCGGCACCTGTGCTTAAATACTCTAGGACAATCTTTCCTCCTCGCACCTCATTACTTAATTGTATAAAAGTATTTGTAGGATCCACTCTGTAGTAAGCCTGGTTAAATCCACCACCTGCTGCAAAGAGGGCAGGGAAATAAACTCCGTTCCATGAGTGGTCAATAAAATACACTCCAGTCTGAACGTCTGTTACACCTGCTTGCGTTATACTATCACACGCTTGCATGTCTGTGGGAAGGGACATGTTCGGATCGAGGCCTAGTGTCCACAAGCGTCCACCGTAGTCAAGAGCAATCTTTGTGTATCTCATGATATCAGGAGGAAGGGCAACTTGATTAACTGAGTTAATATCTAAGTGTGCTACCTTAAGGCAAGGGAAAGCTGTAGTCCCTCTAACAACCTCACTCATCCATTCTATACCGATCTGCTCTAAACGAGGGATCTCTGTAGTCTGCCCCTTAACACGGTTGAGTGCAGATTGAATTACGTATTCTATATTTTTTACTGGAGTACCTTCCATTATTGAGCGTAATTAGTTTGTTTAGGAGTATTATCTTGGCTCGTATTGTTTACAACTTCTTGAGGTCTCGTATCTGTAGCGCGAACTAATTCAATCACACGAGTTAAAATGGCTGATATAGAGCTAGGCATTACTGCTTCCTCATTATCATCCATATCTAAGAAGTTAGGAACCATATAAACTGTAGTTGTATCAAAGTTTGGATTACAAGTCCAGATTAATTTCTTACCTCGAACATAGAACTCAGGCTTAGACATATTCTTAATTCTACTTAAGAATAAATTCTGATCGTCACTTTGACGAGAGTAGTAAGTATTGCCGCAAGAGTCTGTAGCGTATTTAACACTCATCGGACCGTATGCAGGAGCAGCAGTAAGCGTGCTAAAGTACTTTCCGTTCTCACAAGTTACTGGCAGGTCGTATGGTAATACCATGGTGCCAAGTACTGAGTTGTCAGCCGTAGCAGCTTCTTGGTATACAATGGCAATAAGAGCAGACACTGTCTGATACTTATAACGCCCCATAATATCATTCGGCACGTCACCGCTAGCCAAACGCTCTTGTATTAAATCTACTAGGTCTCTCTTAGTCATTATGGTCTACCTTTTTCAATTTCTATCGTCTGTAAGCTATTCATATCCTTAAGATTGATAGCGAAGAATTTATAAATAATATTGATGATATCATCATGAACGTCTTCTGGCCATTCCAATTCAACACTCTCACTCGGATCTCCTGCCGTAAAACCAGGTCTTACAGTAGTGTCAGGAAGATCACCGTGATCTGTCCCTGGAGGAAGGTATACAGGAAGCAAAGTGATATCACTAAAGTCATAGTCGTAGTTGGGAGTTAATGGCATTCTAACATAAGTAAAACTAATGTCATTTATACCTCTCGGTCTAACTAATAACTTTTCATTCTGTATTGTAGCAATTGGTCTACTTATAGTTGGAGCATATAAAGATGTGCTAAGTCTATAAGAGAAATCCTTATTTGTTAACATCTCAATATGCCTATAAACCTCCGTAGATCCGCTAGTACTGTTCGTGTAATCCATACGGCTACTCTGAACATATCTTACGTAATCTGAAGGAAGAGCAGCGTATCCGTAATCATCTAAATAAATTGGAGATGATGAGCTATCACCAAGCGTAACAACAAAAGGACGTAGATTATCAATCATCTCCTCATCCTGCTCTAGCACAACTAAGAAGTCATTCAGCTTCTCGATATTAGAGTAGCTCAGTGCTTTATTAAAGCTGTCGGGAGTCACTACGTTACCATAGGCATCCTTTCCTAGCTTTAAATAAACTTGTTCGTATATTACGTCTAGTGTCATACTTTATTAGTTATATACTCGAATTTCAATTGGAGTGTAGTTCAACACATCATCGGTTGAAGAAGTTGTTAATTGAATAATAGCGTCATTGTTTCTAGCTAGTTTATATGAAGCTCCACCTCCACCTGTATTAACAGAAGAATCAAAACCATTACTAGGGCAAGGTATAAATAACTTATCAATTAAAAATGTATCGGCTAATGTTGCTCTGTAAACTCCAGCAGAAACTCTAGTCCACAAGATACTTCCTATTGTGTTTTCTAAAACAATCGCTGTTGGAGCGTTAGTCCCTGTTTGACTCATAAGAGCTGTATAAACCTTATATGTAGGCTGAAGAGCTTCCACATCAGCTTGCAGTGTAGTTATATCACCTTCAATTGTAGTAATATCACCTTGTATATTTGTTATATCACTTTGAATATCATCTATCGCATTCCAAATATCAGTATCCTCGTCCTGCAATTGCACAATATCCTCTTCAATATTTGTTATATCACTTTGGATCTGCTCTAAAATAGACTGAGTAGTAGATCCAGGAGTATTAATCCAACGTGGTGTGTTATCATCTCCACAAGAATCACAAGAGCAAGAAGATCCGCAAGAACCTGAACAAGAACCTGATCCTGAACAACCGCAAGAAGATTCACCTCCAACTAATTCGTTCATTAAGTTCAAGTACTCATTAGCCTTAGCTGTATTGCCGCAAGCTCTCTCCATTTGATATTGAGAGAAGTAAGCATTAATTAATGTTAATTGCTTTGCATAACGAGGAGTAGTAACACCGCAAGCAACGTCAGAATTAAACGCTTGAGTCATGCCGTCAATACATTCGTTAATAGAACATAATTGACCTACACATGCTACATTATGATTTAATGTCTTCTTTAATTGATATTCAATAACCAAATCGTCATCTTGAGTATACAAAAGTTCAACATCCATGATAGCTGTCCACATTCCTGTAGCAAGAGTGTCAACAGTTAAGGTGTAATTTCCTGTAGTAATTGGTGATTGCACTCCCTCTGCTGGGTTAACAGCAGGAGTCGGATTTACTAAACCTTCAGGATAGAATAAAGATATAGTGCGAGAAAGAATCTCAGGGCTGCTTGCAGTACCTGCGTCATTTCCGTAATAAGTAGAGTCAGTTGCTGAAATTAAACCTGTTGGGTAGTAATCACAATTATGCTCTACAGTAAAACAAGCAGATAAAATATCAGCTCCTAAATATGTAAAAGATTCCGCAGTATATGTAGCTGAATTATTAGGATCGATTATCGCAGTGCCGTACTTTATTGTGTAAGTCCCAAAAACAATATTGTTTGAAGTGTCAAGAGGAAGGTTGAAATAAATCGACTCCGTATCGTTATCAATTAATTCATTCCCCAATGAATTTTTTGTAATGAAAGCAACACCTGATGGACCTGTGATAATACCATACAAGTCTTGAGAAACTGTTTGATCAACCTTTACCTTTTTGGTGGTTATATTAAAGTGTAATGTAGTAGCCATTTTTTTATTACGAATTATACCACGAAGATAAAAAAAAATAGGGTACAAACTGTACCCCATTTCAGATTTTTATGAAATATTCTTAGCTAATTGCCTTCTTAACAAGGTTTAAAGCTTTTTTATCCTTAGATAGGAAGTCAGCCAGTCCTTGTTTATCGTCTACAGGAAGGTCTGCAAGAGTTACTTCTTTGCCGTTTACAATCAAAATTGTCTGCGTACCGTCCATGCTTGGAACTAAACGATCTAAGTTCCATGCCTTCTCAATGATCTCAAGAATCTCATTGTTTTGAGGAGGAGTTAGAGTGTCAATCACATAGTTACGGTATTCAGCGTTCTTGTCCATAATGGTGTAGATACGTGAAATAATAACTTCTTTCGTATCATCAGCATTAACAACTATATTACTCTTAGCAAAGTCAATTAATTGCTCTCTTGTTAAGTTTGCAATTGCTACTTTAGCACGAGCTTCTGCCATTTGAGAATTTGCTTTTTCTGTAGCTTCTCTTTCTGGCATCATGAATTTATAAGGAGAGTTAGGTCTTCCTTTTAATCCATTACCAAAAAGACCACTAAAGTTATATACAAACCATAACAATTCTTTGTGTCTACGTGGATCAAAAACAAAATTAGAATCAATAGGCATGGATTTCGCTGCAAATACTTTGCGTCCATTAGTCTTAAATTGAGGAGGACCATCGCTATAACGAATTTCTCTTTGCTCCCCTGTTACGGGATCTACAAAATTATGAAACAGCAACATTCCGTGTTTAGGTTTTGCAAAAACAAATGGCATACCTGGATTATTAGTTTGCAATTTTCTTACTGCATTTCCATTGTGAGTCATTCTAATAGTTTTGTTTTTAATCATAAAATCTGGAAATACAGATTTTAATTGATTTAGATCCTCTGCATCAAGCGAGAATTTTTCACCGTCCATGAATAGCATAGTGTGTATTTTTTTGTGTTGTTTTTATGTGTGTAAAAAAGAAAAAAAAGGGAGGGAGAAACTCGCCTCCCCTTTTTATATATTAATCCAAAAATTATGGATTTACTGGGCTAAGTTTAGTGAATTGCTCCAATACAAAGAAGTCAAATCCGATGTCTGAAGACAAGTAAAGTTTAGCAACGTCACTTGGTCCGATCTTACGAGCAGAAGCACGTCCATCGTCAGTGATCTCCATGAAGCGGCTATAGCCATTCATTTCCTTGTAAACCATCTCGATACGGTTGCGAAGAACACCTTCAGCATCAGCCATCTTGTTCAATGGAATAACCCATCCACGTCTGCGTAAAGAATCGCTTACTCCACTAGCAGCCAAAGTAGTTGGATCTTGCATGAAACGAGCTTGCTTCAACATGAAGTTGTATCCATCAACGATCAAACCTTGGTAAGTTAATGTACCTGTTAACGCTTCAACATCACTCATATTTCCACCGAAGAATACATCGGCAACAGAAGAGTTCAATGCGTTTACGTTAGCATTAGCAAAGTAACCAGTATCTTGAGCATCTTGGTTGATTTCAGAGTACAACTCTTGAGTTAACCAAGTCAAGAACAAGTTGCTAGAATAACGCTTAGACATTTCCGTAGCAATAGTACGCAAGTCATCAACACCAAAGTCACCAGCAGCAGCTCCAATCTCAGCAGTATATCCTCTTGCGCCAATCTCAGCATCAAGACCAGAGAAAGTTTGTGGAACAGCAGCGTTAGTTTGAGCTTGACCAAAGATCATTGATAAAGCGATTTGCTTAATCAAACGATATTCAGCTTCGTCCTGACCTTCGTAGAAGAAACCGTTCATTTTCTTAGTACGACCATCACCGTACTCAACTTCCATGAATTGAGGGGCGTTAGTTTTTTGAGTACCAGTCAATTCGTAAGTCTCCTTGAAGATTTGAGTCTGCCAGTTGTACTTAGTCCAGAAAGACTGAGATGAAGTTGGTTGATCTGAACCTTCAGCCCATGCAGAACCTACAACAATAATTGTATGAACTTCAGTTGCTGATAATACAGAAAGAGATCCAGCAACAACAGCGTCTAATGTAACCAAATAATCATCTGAAGATGCAACTTTTGCAACATTAGATACACGAGCTAAAGGAAGAGTAGACTCAGTAGCAATCATAACTACTTGACCAACTTTTGAATAAATCAAGTTGATGTCAACGCTATTGATTGTTTCACCTTCAACACGAATAACAGCTTGGTTGCTAGTTGGAGATGATTGTACAACACCACTTACAGCAGCATCGTAGAAACCTTTCTCCCAGTGCCATCCAGTGATGTTTTGAACACCACGCTTCATTCCTAATCCCATCAAAAGTTGGAAGTCAGAAAGACCGTTGTCACCGTACTTGTTTTTCAAGGTACGTAAATAGTGTGGAACCAAAAGTCCACTTGTGTATGAAGCGTCAAATAACGATAACAGACCGCCATTTAAACCTTCACCCGAAACAGGAGCAAATGTATTTGCCATTGTAGTAAATGTTTAAAATTTATAAATCACTTTTTTATTGTTGTGACTCGAAGTACCTTTGTAATTGAGACTTTTCAGACTTAGCGTCAGGTTTCTCGTGCTTAACCACTTCTGATCCATTATGGAACTCTCTAAGAGCTGCTTCTTGGGCCTCCCCTCTCACAGCGGTTATTAGAGCTTTATATACATTCTTCGCCTCAAGTGCCTCGGCACGTGTGCGGATGTACATATTTATAGCATCCATATTTTGTTCATTAGCAGGTAAAGGGTTCGAAGAAATAATTCCCATGACCTCTTGATTGATTATAGTTCTAGTCTCCTCCGACACCGAAGTCTTTACTTTTAAACCATCAATCTCAATGTCAAGTTCGTTAATCTTTGATGCCTCTGTTACAATTGGCTTCCAATCACTAACTAACTTGTTAACACCCTCTTTTTGAGTGTTAATTTGTTCTCGCAAAGATGCAATAAAATCTTTATTCTCACCAATATTTTTTAATTTTTCTTCTACAATAGAAATGTTTTTTCCTAATTTCATCTTCATTGTCTTAGGAATGTCCTCACTAGAGGCATCAACATAGGTGTTATTCTCCTCTGCGATGGTCTCACAAATCTCATCGAAAGTTAAATCTTCAAGAAGAGAAGGATCTTTAATAACCTCAGCAAGTGCCATCGTTTGAATAGGACTTTGACGCATATCAGAGGCTGTTTTTCCAACAAATTTATTGGCAACATCTAAATCATTAATGCCTGTGGTTTTGATAAAGGCATTTAAGTTAGCTAGCTTTTCATTTGCAAAAGGAGACTCTAATTCTTTAACAAGAGTTTCTCTCTCTGAAATATAAGGCTCAAACTCATCAAACTTTTTAGCACGCTCCTCAATGGTCATGTACTTCTCTTTGATAGAATCAATTGATTCAAAATCTCCAAAGATAGCTTTTAAATCAGAGGCTTTAAATGTAGGCTCTTCTACCGCTTCTGGTGCCGCACTTGAAGAACCCTCACTGCCATCTGTACTTGGAGTAAATTCAGGTGTACTTCCTAAATCTACTTTGTTTTCATCCTGTACCCCCAAGGCATCAAAGATGCTGGTAGCTTTCATTTCATTTTCCATACGTGTGTTATTTGTGTGTTGTTATTTTATTTTTTTCTCATCGAGCCTGTAATCTCTGTTCCCGTCTGTTCTTGAAGGAATGCCTCCGTCTTTAACTCGGCAAGATTACCTTCTGTCTTAGCGGCCTGCATAGCCTGTATCTCCTGTATTCTAAGTTGAGAGAGAACTGTTTCTTGCTCAATTGTAGCGTTTTTCTTAGCATCTATTTTGGCTAATTCAGCGTCCAACTTAGCTCTTTCAAGATCAATTAATGACTGTGATTGCGCCTGTTGATTCTGAGCCGCCATCTCATCATTATACTTTCTCTTCTTAGCAGACTTGTAGTTTAAGTACCAGGTAGCCTCTTTGATTCTACCCTTCTCTAACATTTCAATGATCATAGTGTAATCAGCGAGTTCAATCTCAGGCATTCCATTACGACCTACCTTAAGCGCAGTCTCTGCCGCCTCCATGATCTTAAATTTCTGTGTTTGAGAAACTTTATTTGATAGAGAAAGACCTAGCTCGTCAAGAGTCATTTCAGCACCTGTCATCATAGCGTCTACAGAAGCTTGACCAAATACACCGCTGTAATAATCTCTTGTAGCTTTGTCGTATCTCATTGTAGTTAAGGCACGGAGAATAATATTCTCAGCGGCTTTAATTTTCAATTGCTCGATAGCTTGTTGTAACGGCCATAGAGCGTTATTAGTAGCCTCAACCTCAAGTTCTGCAATACCAACTAGCTTATCACCTTTTGCAGGAGATCCTGCCATTGTTGGAGTAATACCTGTAATCTGTAATAACTTTTCTACATCATGCTGATACGCTGTAATCCATTCCGCTAATTGCTTACCAATACCACCCTCTAATTCTTCAAATGAGCGAGAAGTGTTTACCTTACCGCCTAAGATTGAAGACTTGTAGAAGAAATTACCCGTTTGCGAGTAAACTTGAACAAGATCAAATGGAGTAAACATGGTACCAGCAATACTGTTAATATTTAATGCACCTACATCAATTGCAATACCTTTAGGAGCAGCAGCTAATTTAGCAGCTTGCAACTTAAGGTGATTAATTTGCATTGAGTCATAGATAGGCATTGCCGTCTCTGTAATAGATTTACCTGGAACTCTAAGGAAGCGATAAGAGAGTTGTGGCTTTTGCTTATTAACCCTCTTCATATTCTTTTGCTTACCACCCACAGTGATGTTGGCACCAGGCAAGAAATAACCTTCGTATATAAAATGGCCGTCAACAACTACTGTTTTCTTCTTATCTGTATTTACAACATCTCCGAACATATCCTTATAAAACTGAACACTTCCATCTCTATATCTTTTCTTGAAGAAATTACTGTCTTTAGATATATATTCAAACTCAAGAACGTCAACAAAGAAATCATCGTAACGCATACGATCTGTAATGGTATCTCTTTGTGAGTACCAAGACCATCCGTATCTATCATTAGCGTAAACAGTATCGTAAGACCACTTAGCAATCTTTGATACAAGACCTTCAGTCTCATCTTCTGAGTATCCGTTTTGAAGGAGAATCTTACGAACTTCAGGTAAACTATATTTTTGGAAGTGACCTCCGAAAGGACTGTTATCACCTTGACTCTCGTCAGTCCAAGCGCAAACAAATTTAGTTACGTCAATATATTTAACCTTTGCCATTCCTGTGTCAGGATCAGTATAATCCTTAACTACAACGAATCCAAAGTTCATAGCATCATCCTTAAGTTGACGCTCAATCTTTGTCCAATCACTATTTTTTAAACCGAACTCAGCAAGTTTTTCTATACCAATCTCAAAGTTTAATTTAAAGCCACCAAGAGTTTCGTATAGCTCTAATTCTGTAATGTTTTCAGGAACAAATTCATTCTCAGATACTTGAGGTTTACCTATTTTTCTTAAGATCGGATCTAACTTACTCTTAATATATAATTGGTACTTCTTTAATGCTCTTTGATTGCGAGCGTCTGGATTAATAGAGTCTATTTGTATTCTCTGATTCTCTGTGCCTAATACAGACATGATAATTCTCTTGATCTCAGGAGCCATAGAGAATGGAGTAAAGTCAATATTTGCATATCCTTTACGTTTACCACGGGCATTAGCCATGTTTAAACCCGTATTTGCACCCTTGGTCTTCTCATCCCCACGGCTAGCCCACATGTCAATATATTTCTGAGGACTTTGTCTCCCTTCAGAATAATTTTTTATTTCAAATAAACGCGCAAGGTCATGTCGACTGTAGTACGTTTTGTTATTTTCATAACGATAAAAAATGGCACGGCCCACTTGAGATAACCAGTTGTTATTCTTTTTCTTAGGATCGATATCATCCCTAGGCCAAAGTACAGTATATTCGTTCATATTTTAATAATCAAAAGTAATCAAAAGTACCAAATAAATCACCATCAATTTTAGAAGCTTGTTCATTCATTTCTACAAATTTAGGGTATAATGACTTACTTCCCAAAAGTGCATAGCCTCCAGCTGTAAAAATATCGTACTTTGTCATCTCTGCTCTCCCGTCAATATTTGCCGTTTCTTCTAAAATTTCAATATGATTCTCATACTCACATCCATCCTTTAAGTATTGCTCCCATGTATCAAATATATCCTGCTTTGCTGAGTTATTAGAGCCATCCGTGGTAATCCTACCAGGCAATGGCTTCTTCTCTCCCTGCTCATTCATATCGTATAATAGGTAACCACTTAGCTTCCACTCTAAGAAGTGTTCGTAGAGGTGAGTAATATTCATCTCAGGGTATAACATAGCTCCGTAAAATACACAAGCCTTCGCCATATCATCAGCATACTCCTCTCTACCTACATCTCTTTGTTTGTAAGTAAGTACAAATTTATCACTATTCCATTGACTACGCAATTTTATTTCAGTGCCATTATCTCCATCAGTAGACATATCTCTTTTATAGAACATGGCTCCTGCGTGGTATGACTTCTTTTTACCACTTACCTCATGAGTCTCATATTTAGCTGGATCGGCCCCTAATACATATCTATTCATTACATTCCATGATGGTCTCCATGATTCGGTGTCTGTATCCCACTCCTTTAAATTGCGGAGTCCATGAGGAGGAAGGTGAGATATAATAAATTTACCCTCTTCTGTTTCTTTCAATATAACACGTGATCCACGTCCTGATTCCCATTCAAAGTTATATCTTCTTGTTAAGTGAGGCTGGAATGTAAGCTCACTAATTCTTCTTCTAATCTTCAACACAGGGAATGAGGAGTCTTTAGATGCTGACATAAAACACTCCTTCAATGTAAATGGAAAGTTCTGCATCTCCTCAATTAAACCCGTTTGATCATCACTTGCCTCAAATGATTTTCTCTTGTTTTGCAAATATGTTTTAGCCCCAATAGAAACCATACGGCCATCACTATTCTTAACAGGTCTTTTAGGATCGTCAACAATGGAATTGCCAAATTCATCAATAAAACCATCAAGTCCATCATATGCAGGGAAAAATATTGTAAATAAACCTGAGGCTGTTTGCCCGTTATCATTTCGAGATTCAAATTTAGAGGCAAGAATAAGTCGCTTCATTTGATCACCACCACCCTTTTCCATCTCCCCTAAGGTAGATGTTAAAAGACCAAGGCCGTGTATGTATGGTCCTTGTGCAAGACACTTCATAACAACCCTCCACCTATCAATGATATTAACATTAATACCATTTTTAGGATCTACCTTACCCACCTCATCATGGTGAATAAAGTGAAGCTTCTCCATATCGTATGCTCTCTCTCCTGATGGTCGGTGATTAATCCAACCCTCGTGTGGAGGGAGAGAAGTTGTACCTACACCTCCTGCCGTTCTGTTTGCAGGTGCTGTAAACTGGATAGCCTCCTTTGGAACAGAAGATCCTTCTGTCATTAACTTAAAGAAGAAAGGCATCCTTCTTAGACGCTTGGCTATGTGATCCACAAATACTTGAGTGGAGTGATAATCTGACATACTTTGAATACCACCAAAACGCTGTATCCCCATGGTTGCCGTTACATACCAATTTAAAAATCCTGCACGCGATGTGGCACCTTCTCTTCGGTGTTTAGGGTAGATAACTCCGTACATCGTTCTCTCTCCAGTATCAACAATAAAGTTACCCTCCTCAACATAGCACTGAGGATTAATCTCTTTAAACTCATCAACACTTTTCTTGTTATTAAAGTATCTAACAAATGATTCACTACCATCTGTATAAACCACCTTAAATTTAAATACACCATCACGTGTTGTGTATGAATACATTACACCTGCAAACCATCTTCTATCTCTATCTCTATATTCAGGTAAGCCATCCTTATTTTTAGGATTACCAATTGGCCAGAAGTTTAAGTATGTATACATACACCCTGGTATGTAGGTAGGCTTACCATTGTTAAAAAAGAAGTAACCTTTGTAGTGCCTTCTAATTTGCTTCTTGATCCAAATAATTTCTTTGGAGTAATATGCCGCATTACTAAACAACTCCTCATCTATATCCTCAAGACGTACTACATCTTTCGGTTTAATTTGTTTCTTCTTTCTAATTACAGCCTCAATGTCCTTTAGTTTAGAAGGCATCTCTTGATATTGAAATCTCTGCTTATCTGGAGAGGATCCGTAGCCATCTATTTTTTTTATAGCCTCCTCATATGGAAGATTATAATATTGATCAGGAGTTGGAACGGGTATTTCAATTTTAAACAAGTCCTCATCATCCGTATTTAAAAATACAGACGAGTCGGCTATTTGATATGGGTACTTACTATCACGCATCTATTTCAGGAAATACATCCCCTTTATCTTGAAATTCACGAATATATTCTTCGGGCCTAATGCCTAGCGAATCGAGCAAAGTAAACTCAGTCAACTCATCATCAAGATCCTTACTTTTTTCTCCTTGCAAAAATTCATTCTTAGAAGAAGTAATCTGACTCATAGTCATATTAATAATCTCCCTTCGCGTCTTCTCTGCCTGAACTATCTTTGCTTGAGCTGCTTCATCCTCTGCCTCTAATTTAATCTCTAATTCAGTGTAACGTAAGAGGGCTTCCTCTGCGGACTTCCAAACCATATACTGTTCACCACCCATAAGCAGTAAGAAATATATTGCCCTTCTATTCACGCCCTTAATTTTCCAAGACAACATATCTGTAATATGTTTTGAATATGGAGGTTCAATATTGAGGCACTGCATAGCCCATGTCTTTCTTCTTTTTAAATCGGGAATACCCTGCCCTGGAGATCCTAAGTCATACATAAATATCAAATATCTCAAAACAAGATCAGGATCTAATTGCTTAGGTAAATCATTTGCCGAGAATATTATAGAGAATTTAGATAGATCAGAAAATTCAAATAGAACAGGCTGATCCATAGGTATCTTATGGATAGGATATTTTAATTTCTCAAACTCTTTGTTATCGAATTTCATAACCCATTACATCATTGTGTCTAATTAAAAAATATCTCTCCTTAAGCTTTTTATTTAAGTGAGCCTCTAGAGGAACGCCACGATCTTTTCTTACCTTCACATACCACCCCTCTTGAGGGATAGCATCAGTACCAAAGGCAAGTTCTTTTTCAGGACTTGGACCTCCAACTTTTATTATTCTCCACACATCTTTTTCAAATGTATCTTCCTCGTCCTTATCAATTGTAATAACAAAATCACTTTTCTTTTTATTTTGTAAAGCTGGAAGTACTAAAGAAAATCCGTTAGGAATAATCATTTCTCCATCACGTATAGTAAGATAAACCATTTCTGGATTCGCAAGATGAACCTTAGCATCTCCATCAAAAATAATTCTATTTGACTCTCCGTATACACCACACATTTCTCGGATTTCATTGTACTTAATAAATACGCTATCTCCCTTTTTCCACGTTAAATAATCGGAGTGTACCGTGCAGTCAATGTTTGTCCAATACTCTGCATCTTGACCGTTTTGGTGAAGTGACATATGTATTCTAGTTTCCCCTATGTTAAAACCCGTAACTAAATGATTTCCATCATTTAAAATAACAGGTAAATAATTCAAATACTTCATATAATGTTTTTTTCGTGTGTGAAATTGAAATACTTTTGTATAGGACTGTTCTAGTCCTGTGTGTGTTTTTTATTTGTGTGCAGAAAGTGGGAACAACGGTTCCCATTTTTTGTTAGTGATTTTTTACCTGTGTAAACATGGAAAGCAACAATATTGCCTGTCTACTGTTATCTGTCTCATAGGCAGTATCAAATGACAAAATGTATAATTTCATAGTTCTAATTTGTTGTATTTTATTTAACATTGCTTTGTAAATATCCCTCAAGACCTTCATCATGATTCCAAATAAATGCCTGAGCTGCTCTTAATGATTGATACCCCATCTTCTTGTGCCATTCATCTAACGCACATATTGAAGGCAGAAATCTCACCTTAACACCTCGGTATTCATTTACTTGTTCTTTGTGGTAATGTCCACAATGAGCCTCTCTAAACTCGGTTTCCGCGAACATTTCTGGATTCTCAGTAGCCATTATTAGAGGCATATCAGCAGGTTTTTCATTATCTCCATGGGTAAACATTATCATGTTTTTACCATATCTGTAATATTTTCTAGGCATTGTAGAGTTATCTACATTTACGTTTGGATCATTTCTGTACCACCCTGCCAATACATCTCCAGCATAAAACATTCTCTCGTAGTCATGATTTCCAGATACAACAATAATATCTACAGGGGCTACACTTTTTAAAAAATCTACTGCTCTAACTATTAGAGTCCAATATCCCTTAAATGATTCTTTCCATCCAATAACATCATGCTGAGGTGTACCCTTTGTTGTGGCCATTCTCATGCCATCTGTATTCATTCCGTCATTTCCGATTGGGAGAAGAATCTTCTCAATATTTATTCCTCTTCCTTTGTTAACTAAATCTTCAATAGTGTCAAGGAATTGCTTTTCCATTTCCTCTAAGGTAATATCTGTTAATTTTCCATAGTGAATATCAGGCAAAGAGATCTCAAGAGTTGACTTCACTTTGTAGTCAGGTCCTCTGCCTTTAGTTACTACTCTAGCTTTAGGACTGTAACTAGCTGCAAATTCTTCAATGTCTTTTTGAATCTCTTCAGCTCTTCTCTCACTTTTAGTTACTACAGAGAATCGCTGTTCTCCTTTCATGTTTTGCCAGTATTTAACGGAATTAACCATTGAGTGGTCAATGCCATTTTTATCTAGATACTGTTCAAACTCAGTTATAACATTATCAGAATCGTTAGACAACTCAACCTTCACAACCTTCCTGTCAACTTTTTTTACTTCAGATCTAACGGTCTTTAAAGCTGTTGTAGCGTCTTTCAAACTAACTTTAAATTTCCTTGCTATGTAACTTGGACCTGATTTTAAGTAGCCTGGTCTAGCTTGGAGTATCTGTACTAGTTGTTGTATTGTCATATAGCTTATTTAAATATTTTCAAACTACACCTCACTTAGTATTATTGTGAGCTTCATTTGATTTTAATAAAGTAAAGTATTCTACAAAAGTTTTATATGGAGAGTCAACTATCAGAGGCTCGCTAGAACCTATTAAATATATTAGTGTTCTTGATCCTATCGATGCAGATCCGTCATTTCTAAACTCAACATCAGCCTGTATAGCAGTGACTTTAGTTACGTCAAAAATAATCGGAACGTAATCCGTATAAAGGCCCTGGCTTGGGTTTGACTCAATCTCTTCTTCGCTATTCCAAACTACACAATACGTACTACAAAGAACTGGCAATGGTACAGATTCTTCTTGTTCTTTTTTCTTGGATTTGAAAAACATAGATTTTATTTTATCCAAAAATACAAAAATCCCCCTAAACAAGGGGGACTTTCTTTTTGACTTAGAACGGGAGGTCGCTTTCGTCTTTATTTTGGTTTGTGGTCTGGGGGGCGTTTTCTCTTGGGGCTGTTTCATTATTGCTTGATTTAGATTCTCCTTCAATCTTCCATGCCTGTAAAGAGTTGTACACTCTTCCTTTATACTCTCTTCCTTTAAGATTAAACTGAACATCAACTTCATCCCCTATTTTGAAAGGATCAATGATAAACGTATTATTGTTTACGAGTTGAAACTCAATAAGTTCAGGGTACTTACCCTCAATCTCAATAACAAATGTTCTAACAGCAAACTTGTCACTCTTTTGTTCGGTCTGACTTACCGATTTGATTTTTCCTTTAATATTCATTTTATGTAATTTTGTTTTGCAAATATACTTACATTTGTTTTGAATAATATATTTGCGTTTGCATAGTTTTCAACAATTCGGTGTTTACTTGTTATTAAAATTTATTTGGAATATTTGTAAGGGTAACACTATATTTGCAAAAGTAAAAACACACATAATAGAAAATACCATGTTACACATTGACAAAAACATTCCGATCCCAGATAGTAGTGGACGAGGACGCAAGACTGAATATATCTTGCCAGAACTAGAGGTGGGAGATTCTTTCTTTGTTGAAGGAGAGACCTCAAAGTACCTAGCTAAATTATTCTACCAAAAGAAGAAAAGAAATTACGAGCTAACCGCAAGAACTATGGATGGCGGTGTTCGTATTTGGAGAGCAGCGTAAAAAGTATTACATTTGTTTCGTTGGAGTAGAGGCCGACAAAAACATAAAAACATTAGCCCTGTTGAATAGGTGAGTCCTCTACCTCCCTGTTCTTCGGGGCATTTTTATCTCAAAAATATTATGGAAAAATTAGGTATTACACGAGGAGATCTAAATAAAGATATGATTGGTTTGTTTCACAACAGGCAACTAGATATTTTTTTTGATAACAACAGTAATTTTTTAACAGAAGATTGTATTTTAGAATACATCAGCACATTAAAAAAAACATTATCATTTATTGCTAACAATGTTGATTTTGTTGAAAATCATAAGCTTTGGTTAGAAGACCAGAAAAGAGTTCATTTGGAATCCACGAGTCATCAAAATGTAAAAAAAGAAAAAAAAGAGAAGCTTGTAAGATTAACAAATATATACATAATGAAAGATAATCATACTGGTCACTATAAAATTGGAAGAAGTGATAGACCTACAAAAAGAGAAGCTACCTTACTTAGTCAAAAATCATCAATAGAACTTTTATTTTTTTTCCCAGGAACAACAAATCAAGAGAAGATGTTACATGAAATTTTTCAGGATAAATGGGTTAGAGGTGAGTGGTTTGCCTTAACTGATGGTGATCTTGAATTTATTAAAAATATATAATTATGAGTGAATCAATAGCATATTCAGTATCTATACCAATGAGTATATTAATGGATAAAAAACTATCTAGTACCGATAAGTTAGTATATGCCATGATTTGTGGGCTATCTAAAAAAAATGGAGATTGTTGGGCTAGTAATGCATACATAGCTTCTCAATTAGACTTAAAAAAAGATACGGTAAGTAGAGTTATTTCAAAGTTAGTTGAAATTGGATATGTGAAAAGAAAGGAGTTTAGAAATGAGAATAAAGAAGTTGTCAAAAGATTGCTTTCGAGTATCCATGCTTTATCGAATGTCCTACCTGATTTTAATACTATACCCCTATTGGAGGAAAACGAAAACCCTATTGGAGAAATCTCCAATACCTATCCTGAAAAAAGCCTAGTAAATATAGAAGATTATAATAATAGAAATAATAATATATATACGGCAAAAAAAGAAAAGAAAGAAAAAAAGGTTTTTGTGCCGCCAACTGAAGAAGAAGTAAAGGCATTCTTCCAAGAGAATAAATACACTGAGGAGGTTGCAATAAAAGCCTTTCATCACTACGCAGGAAATG